GCGTCCGCTGCAGGGCTTCACCACCACCTTCCGCACCGCCTGATCCCGAGCGCGGTTCTTTACCTCCAGGCCCCGAACTCCGGGGCCTTTTTCATGCCGTCATGCACCACGATCTCCTGCTCAACCCGATCAACACGGTCTACGCAGTGAACTGCCGGGTAGAGGGCTCCACGCTCCACTGTGGTGCCCTGTACCTGGAGCCCCTGATCCCCTCACAGCATATACGCCTAGCGTATAACGACGCTAGTCTGGACGTAGAACTTCCGCTTGAGCTGCTCAACCTCCCGGACGCAACACGAGCCTGGGAAGTAGACCTCCCCCTTTCTGATGAGTAAGTACGCAAGCCTTCTTTTCGCACCAGACAAGTATCACGAGATCGGCCCCTTCCGTTTCCCGATCTACAACGATCTTGTGCCTGGCGAAGCAAAGGGTATCGAGGAAATCTCACGGAAGCAGTCCAAATCAACCTTCCGTTCGATCAAACTCGCACAACGCATCGCAAAAGACAAAGGAATTAGCACCAAAGAAGCCGTAGACCTCCTCAGCCAGGCCGGCGAAGAAGCCAATCAAGACATCCTCTACGACTACGCCAGCGACCTCGAGGAGCTCCAGAAAGACACCATCGGAGCTGTCGCCCAGCAGGTCGCCTTCGTGACCCTGTTCATGCGCTACCGCGGAGAAGCCAAGCTCCCCGGCGCCGACGACTGGTCCAAGCTCCCCGATTGGAGCGAGGACGACACCGAAGCCATGCCAACCAAAGTCATGGAGGACGTGTTCTCCCTGATCCTGTGGGAGCGCGATGGCTGGCCGGAGCCTGACGCGGGAAACGATTCGGAGGCCGAACCCGAGTTCAGCCCTCCCCGGAAGAAGTCCTAGCCGAGGCCGAGGCGCACCTCCGCTCCCCGATCACCAACTGGGATGCGATCTACGTGCGCCTCCGTACTTCCGCCCTCGGAGCAGACTTCCCTGCGGAGCGATTCCTGCGCACACCGGTGAGCACGGTGCGCTGGGTCTTGCGCGAGCTCGATGATCAAGAAAAAGCCCAGGCGAACATCAACGCGATCACCTCAGCGCGTCTGACCAACCTCGTGCTGCAGGTTGCTCACGGCTTCTCCGGCTCCAAGCGCGCCGCACCCAAATCGAAGCCCGAGGACTTCCTTCCCTTCCCCAACTGGAGGCCGTCCAACCAAGAGGCCGACGGCCCCGATCAGCCAACCAAATTCATCCTCAGCGAGCTGCTCCGCAACCGCCAAATCCCAATGCACGTCTTCGTCGCCCTCATCACCCCCTCCGAGAGCCGGCCGTAGCATACGGATAACGAATAGCGCTGGTTGGTGGCAGATTTTCGCCTGCGGGTCACAGCGGAAACGCAGGACGCGGAGCGCAAACTGCGTGCCGTAGACAAGACAGCGGCCGAAGCCACCAAGAACCGCAATATCAAGGTTGATGTCTCCAGCTTCCAGGACATCAACAAACGCTTCAAAGACATCAACGCAAGTGTCAAAGAAGCTGGCAACAACATCCAGACCTTCTACCGCTTCAGCAAAAACATCCCCGGCATCGGCGAGCGCGTCCGCGAGGTCGAGGGTCTCGCCAAAGGCGCCGCCAGCCTGGCCCGCTCCGCCCCCGAGTCCGCCGCTGCTCTACGCGAGAACGCCAAAGCCGGCGCCATCCTCTCCAACTCGTTCGAGGCCGCCGGCGGTGCTGCCGGTCGCCTGATCAACAACCTGGCCAAGGCCGGCTTCGCCCTCTTCGCCGTCAAGGAAGCGGTCGGCCTTGTCCAAGCAGCCTTCGGTGGCTTCTTCAACGAGACCATCGGCCGCGAGATCAAGCTCCGCGAGACGATCCTCAAGACCCAGACCACCCTCGCCTCCACCAACAAGGTCTTCCGCAACGGCACGGAGATCACCGACCCGTACCAAAAGATCGTTGCCCTGACCGGCGAGGTCGCCAAGCGCATCGACAGCATCCGAGAGCGCTCCATCGCCCTGGCAGGTGTCACTTCCAACGAGGTGATCGAGGTATTCGGGATGGTGGCCTCCCAGATCGGTCAAATCGGTGGGGGCCTGAAGGACGCCGAAGACCTGGCCATCAACTTCGCCGCCGCCCTCGGCACCTTTGGCATCCCCCTGTACCAGGCACGCCAAGAGATCGGCTCGATCCTCCGGGGTGACATCACCACCGATTCCTACCTAGCCAAGGCACTCGGCATCACCAACGAGGACGTCGCCAAAGCCAAGACCCAAGCCGGCGGTGTCATCAAATTCCTCGAGGAGCGCCTCGCCGCCTCAGTGGCCGGCCAGCGAATCGCCGCCCAGGGCTTTGCAGGCGTTGTCTCCAACATCCGTGACCTTGGCGAACTGATCAGCCAACGCTTCGGGGCCGGTCTACTCGACCCCATGCTGGGGGGCCTAACCAAAGTCTTCGACTTCCTCTTCAAGATCCGCGAAGAGGTCTTCGCCATCAGCGAGGGCCTTGGCCGCGGGCTGGGCTCCCTGCTGAGCACCAACCTCAGCGCCATCAGCGGTGGCTCGGCCCTATTTGGACAAATAGGCGCCGGTGCCGAAGGGTTTGCCGCCCAGCTCACCGAGAGCGTCAAAAAAGCCTTCGCCTCTCTCCAGGCCAGCGCCAACACGGTCATCGCGCCGCTGCGCAATCTGTTCGAAGAGATCGCCAAGTCCATCGGCTTGGTGGGCGCTGGCCTGGCCCGCCTGGCTCAGGGCTTCCTCTCGATCCAAATCGAGAACTTCAAAGCCCTCGTCCAGATCTTCTCCAACCTCAGCGAGGCCGTCACCGCGTTCTCCGCAGTTCTGGGGCAAGTCCTCCGGGCCTACGGCCAACTGCTGCAGGTTCCCTTCGTCCAGTACCTCAGCCAGATCTCGGCGCAATTCCAGCTGCTTGAAAAGATCGGCGTGATGTCCGTGGTCAAGCTCGGCTTCGCAGCCGGCGCGTTGATCGCCGCCTGGACGCCGATTGTCACCTTCATCCAGGGCCTCGTCGCCCGGATCGCCGCTCTGCTCGGGGGCCTGGTTATCGCCGTCGGTGCTGCGTTCACCCGTCTGGGAGCCGTGGTCGCTGCCTTCGCCGCCACGCTCACCGCCACCTACCCAGCAGCCGAAGCTCTCAAACAACAACTCCTCGGCCTTGCGACCTCGCTCACCACAGCCGGTGCCGCCGCAGACAAGGCTGGGATCTCTGTCACCAAGTTCGGCGGAGCCACGACCGCAGCAGCCCGCGCCGCCGGCAACGCAATCCTGAGCTTCATCAAGTTCAACCTGATCCTGCTGGCGGTCCAAGTCGCCATCACGGTCCTGGTCGACCTCTTCGGCCGCTTCCAACGCGCTCAAGAAGAAGCCACCCGCTCCGAGCGCGCCGCCGAAGCACTTCGCCGCCTGCAAACCAAGTACAAAGACGTCGGTGACGCCGCTGACAGCGCCACCAAATCAGCCCGCGACTTCGAGCAAGCCCTCGTCGATGCCGAGTACGGCAAGAACCTAGACGCCCTCGAAAAAGTCCGCGAAAAGATCAACCAGATCCGCTACGAGCTCAAGCCTGGCATCCAAAGCTGGCGCGAGTTCTGGGATGCGCTCTCCGGCTCCGAGGTCGGGCGCTTCGAAGAGCGCTCCCGCCAAATGCTCCAGGGCCTCCAGGCCGAAGAGCAGAAGATCAAGGGCCAACTCAGCGCTGTCGACCGCGAGCGCGACAAGCAGCGGATCTCCGAGAACATCCGCCTCGAAGCAGACAAACGGGTCAACCTCGAAAAAGAGATCGGGGACCTACGCAAGCAGCAGGACGACCAGCTCTTCCAGCTGCGTCAGCAACGCGCCCAAAAGGAAGTCGACATCTTCCGCGCTGCCGGCGAGCTCCGCATCTTCCAGATGGAGCAGGCCAACAAGAAGCTCATCGAGGGCGAGGAAGGCGCCTCCGCAGCAGCGCTCGACGCCCTGAACAACTACCTGTCCATCCGCGAGCGAGGCGAGCTGGACATCGAGTCCGGCAAGAAACAGCTGGTGATCGAGGCCGCCAACCTGGAGCGCCAGATCTCGGACTACCGCCTCGAGAACGAGAAAAAGATCGCCGAGATCCGCAAGCGCGCCGGCGACTACGAGAAGAACGTCTCGGACTACCGCCGTCAGCTGGCTGGCCAGAGCCCCGTCGGTGGTGCAACGGGCCTGACTCAGGGCAACACCGGAACCAGCTCCAGCGGTCCCCACTTCCACGTCGCAGGCGCCGCCTCCGAGGCCGAAGCCCGCGCCATCTTTGCCCCTGACGTCAATCGCCAACTCACGCTGACCGATAGACCCGGCAGCCCACGTCGCGGTGGCCGCACGCATCAGGGCTACGACCTCGCAGGACCCGCCGGCACCCCGCTGAACCTGGCCCAGGGCTACACCCTGCAGAACTTCACCCGCGACCCCAACGGACTCGGCGGCAACTACGCCACCATCGCTGGGCCCAAGGGCCAGAGCTACAAGGTCATGCACCTGGCTGACCCGGGCTCGGCCTACAAAGGCCCCGGCATTGCCGTGGCAGCACCACAAGCTCCGTCCTTCGCGGACGTCGCTGCGCCTGCCGTGGAGAAGTACGCCTCCGCGGTCCGCTCCCTGTCCTCCGCCATGGAGCGCCTCCGCGCACTCCAAGAGGCCCTCACCAACGCCAAGACTGCTGCTGCCTTCGAGGAAATCGCCAAGGCGGCCTTCCCCAAGATCAACGTCGAGCAGTACAAGGATCAGCTCGTCGAAGCCCAGACCGCCCTCGCAGCCCTAGCCGCCGCCTCAGGCCAGGCTTACGACCCTGAGGCCCTCAAGCTCTCCGTCGACGAGATCACCAAGCGCAAGATCCAAGAGCGCGAGATCCAGGAGATCCTCACCAAGGCTGAAGAGCAGCGCAAAGCCGGCAAGCTCTCCGAGGCCGAACTCACCAAGCTCAAGGACGCCCTCAAAGCCAAACAGGCCGACTACCTCAAGCAGCTCGAAGCCGAGCGCAAGCTCCGCCAGCAGGTCCTGGAGCTCACGCGCCAGCAACAGGCCGTCGAAGACCTCCGCGCCGCCACCCAAAAGGTGGGCTTCGATCTCCAACGCGCCCGCGTCCAAGGCACAGCCGCAATGGGCGAAGCCTTCGCTAGCGACAACCCCGTACTCCGCCGCAATGCCGAGGCCGAAGCCCTGATCGCCCAAAAGCGCATCGAGCTCGAAGAGAAGTACGGCAAAAACAGCGCCCAAGCGCAGGAAGAACTGCGCAACTTCGCCGCAGCCACCCGCGCTGCTGCCGGAGAACTCGCCGCCATCGACAAAGAAGTCACCGACTTCCAGAAGGCCATGGCCCTAATCCGCGAGAGCGCTCGCACGATCACCGATGGCTTCAAGGGCTTCGCCAAGACCGTCCTGACCGGGGGCGACATCCAAGAAGCGATGGTCACGATGCTCGAAGGCATCACCGACAAGTTCTTGAACA